AAATGGGGTTAGGTGAAGAAATTGAACCTAAAAAGATATGGGATGCTATTATTCGTTCACAAGTTGAAAGTGGGACACCTTACGTATTTTATAAGGATAATGCTAACAGAACAAATATGCAAGATAATATCGGTATCATAAACCAATCAAATCTTTGTATTGAAATTATGCAAGCTAGTAAACCAACCTATACACCACAATGTACATTAGCTTCAATTAATTTAGCTGAACACGATAGTTTAAAAAGTATTTCTAAATCAACAAAGGTTTTAGTTAGAGCATTAAATAAAGTTATTGATAATAACAAATGGTCAGATGATTGGTCAAAGAGTGCTGGTGAAGACCAAAGAGCAATTGCTATTGGTGTCGCTGGTTTAGCTGATTTCTTTGCTAAAAACAAAATATCTTTTGAAAGTGAAGAAGCAAAACAATGGAATAATGATATCTTTGAAACAATGTATAAATCTGCACTTGAAGAAAGTAGTGCTTTAGCAATTGAGGAAGGTGAGAACTACCCAGCTTGGGAAGGTAGTAGATATTCTAAAGGAGAAACTTATATTGAAGGATGGTCACCACTAGAAGCTGGAGAACCAATCCCTATGCGTAACTCTTTATTACTAGCTTTAATGCCCACAGCATCAAGTGCAATACTATTAGGCGCTTTCGAATGTTTTGAACCAGTAACATCTAACGTTTTTACTAGGATGGTTGGTGATGGTGAGTTTATTGTTGTAAACAAATACTTAGTAAGAGAATTAGATGAATTAGGTTTATGGACTGAAGATATACGTAACCTTATTATCTCAAACGAGGGTAGTGTTCAAGATATTCAAGAAATACCAGAAGATATTAGATATCGTTATAAGACCGTATGGGAAGTTCCACAAAAAGCGCTTTTGGAGTTGGCTATTATTAGGAATAAATTTGTTGACCAATCACAGAGTATGAACGTATATCATAAGGATGCTAAATACAGCAAAATATCTAGTGCTCTAGTATTTGCTTGGAAGAATGGATTAAAGACAGGTTCTTATTATACAAGGACTGAATCTAAATTAGGTAAAAATAAAAAGCTATCAGCTTCAGATAATACAACAGTTGAAATGGTTAAGAAACCAGAAAACTCTATGTTTACCTGTGCTGGAGGTGGATGCGATGCTTAGGATGCGATGCTTAAATTTTTTAGATTAAAAAGGGGATTTCGAAAGATTTCCCCTTTTTTTATTGCTCTCTTTATTTTTAAAAAATATTTATTATCATATTTATCTATAAAGTAAGTAATATGGCAAAAAATGGAAAGTTTATAAATATAGGGTTCCCCTTTAAAGAAAGTAAAAGAGGTGACTTTATAGAGTTAAATAATAATGATAAAAAGGCTATTAAATCTGATTTAATGCATTTAATTCTTACCAGGAAAGGTGAAAGACTTTATATGCCAGATTTTGGTACAAACCTTCTTAAATATATTTTTGAACCTAATGACTCTGGAACTCAAAATGATATAAAACAAGACGTTAGTGATACAGTTAAAAAATATATGCCCAACTTACAAATAAACGAAGTTATTGTTGAAGAAAGTAGCCAAAGTGAATATGCGGTTACAATTAGAATTGATTATTCAGTAACTGAAGGTGTTTTCCAAGATACTGATTTCGTTATTATACAAATTTAAAAAAACAAATTATGTCAAAAAAAATAAATTATTACGCTAGGAACTTTGCTGATGTAAGAACTGAATTACTTAGTTTTGTTAGACAATATTATCCAGATATTTTTAATGATTTCAATGATGCATCTGTAGGTATGATGCTTCTAGAATTAAATGCTGCCGTAGGTGACATGCTTTCATTTCATACTGACAGAATGTTCCAAGAAACTCAGATAGATTTCGCTAAAGAAAGAAGTTCGATATTATCAATGGCCAGAACATTTGGTTTAAAAGTTCCAGGGAAAAGACCATCTGTTACTATTGCAGATTTCTCAGTTATTGTACCAGTATTTGGTGATACATTTGACATTAGTTATTGTCCAATAATAAATAGAGGTGCACAAATCTCTGGTGCTGGTAAAGTTTTTGAAACTAAAGATGAAATAGATTTTACTACACCATTTACAACAGGTGGTATACCAAATAGAACAGTAGTACCAAATGTAGATAATAATGGTACTATAATTAATTATACGATAACTAAAAGGGAAATGGTTATAAATGGTGTTACTAAGATATTTAAAAGAACAATTAGCGAATCTGACGTTAGACCATTTTTTGAAGTTATTCTTCCAGAAGATAATGTATTATCTATAAATTCAATAATAACACTTGAAGGTACTAGTTACACAACAAACCCAACTACATCTCAGTTTTATAACCAAGATACTAGGTGGTATGAAGTTAACGCATTAGCTGATGATATTGTTTTTATTGAAGATAGAACAAGGGTTAGTGACAACTCAACCGTTGTACCTGGTAAGTTTATTAGGGTACCTCAAAGATTCATTAGAGAATATACTGATAAAGGATTTACTAAGATAATTTTTGGTGGTGGGGAAGAAGATATTTCTGAACTTTGTGAATTTGATGTAAATAAAGCACTTGTGAATAGAATAGGTGATTTTATTAATAATATATCACTAGGTATGACACCAAGCTCAAATAAAACAATGTTTGTATCTTATAGAGTTGGTGGTGGTGCAAATACTAATGTTGGACCTAATACTTTAACAACTGTTACACAGAAGGAAATGAAGGTTAATGGTACTAATAATCAAACAAACCAACAGGTGATACAGTCACTTAAAGTTACAAACCCATTACCAGCATTAGGTGGTAAAGACGAACCATCAGTTGAAGAACTTAGAAATCTTGTAAGGTATAATTTTTCATCTCAAGAAAGATGTGTTACCATTGAAGATTATAGAACAAGAATAGCGTTAATACCAGGAGAGTTTGGTGTTCCATTTAGAAATAATGTTTTAGAATTGCAAAACAAGGTTAAAGTTTATACTCTAGTATTAGATGAAAACTCTAAATTAAGTACTAACTTAACAACCACACTTAAAGACAATATAGCTACCTATCTATCTGACTATAGAATGCTTAATGATTACATTGAAGTTGATAATGGTAGGATTTATAATATTGGGTTTGAGGTAGATTTATTTGTTGATAAACAATTCCCTCAATCACAAATAGTATCCCAAGTAGCTACTAAAATAAGTAGTTATTTTGATATTAATAAATGGGAAATGGGGGATAATATTTATTTAGCACAATTAATTGAGCAAGTTAATAATGTTGATGGTGTATTAAATGTAATCGATTTAAGAGTTTATAATAAAGTTGGTCAAGGTATATACTCATCAAATGAAATACCACAACCTTATATAGACGATGCTACAAGGCAAATTGATTTATTAGGTGAATATACTTTATTCGGAGACCCAATAGGGATGTTCGAAATAAAAAACCCATCCACAGATATAAAAGTTAGAGTTAAATAACATTCACTTTATAAAAAATAATTCTTATATTTAATTATATAAAAATTATAAAAAAAAATAAAATTATGGGATGTAGTAGTTGTAAAAATAAAAAAGGTGTTACAGTAGGGGAATCTGACGGATTTGTTGATAATGTTGATATTAATAATGAAAGTTTATTTATGAGAATTATAATATTTTTAGTTAAAATATTATTATTTTTAATTTGTTTTATTATAGTACCACCAATAGTAGTACCATTTTCATTATTCATGCTTTCTAAAATAATTTTCATGAACGATTCTGTCGATGTTACAACAGGGTTAGTTAATATTGGAAGAATGTTAAAGAAAAAAGATGATGATGACTATGATGATGATGAAGATATAAGTCAGTACAGTGAAGACGATGTGACCCTACTTGATGTAGACGATATAACAGAGGAAGGAAAATAGTTAATTAAATAATGTCGAATAATATAAGAATTAAAACAACACCAGGTGGTAAAGAAAAAAATCTAAATGTAAAGATAGACCAAAAGTTTGACTTTATAGAAATCCTATCACTTAAAATATCACAAGATGATGTGTATAGAAGATTTTGTTCAGATTACGGTGTTGTTGTTGGTAGAGTTATCGTTAACCAAGGGTTAGGGGTACCAAACGCTAAAGTTGCTATATTTATTCCGATTGATGAAGTTGATTCATTAGACCCAGAAACATTAGGTATTTACCCTTATGAAGTTGTAACTGACAAGGATGCAGATGGTATACCTTATAATTTATTACCTAGAAATAACAGAGGTAAAGATGACTGCTTCACACCAGTAGGTACATTCCCATCTAAAAGGGAAATACAAGATAACCCAGAAATAGATGAAGTTTATTGTAAATATTATAAATTCACCACTACAACTAACGATTCTGGAGACTTTATGTTTTTTGGTGTTCCAGTAGGGACACATTATTTACATGTTGATGCAGATTTATCAGATATTGGTTTTCTCTCACAAAGACCATACGACATAATTAGAGAAGGTGTTGACAGTAAAAAATTCGTATCAACGAATAAATTTAAAGATAGAGAAAGCGACCCTAAACCAACCCAAATAAAAACTATTTCACCAGTAAGTGTTACGGTATCTCCGTTTTGGGGTGATACTGATGAATGTGAAATTGGTATAAGTAGATTAGATGTAGACTTATTAACTAAAATAGTACCTTCAGCAATCTTTATGGGGTCTATTATAAGTGATAGCGAGAAGAACAGTATTAATAAAAAATGTAGGCCCAGAAAAAAAATGGGTAGAATGGATGAAGTAATTACTGGTGAAGGTAGGATAGAAATGATTCGAAAAGCTGAAAATGGTTCAATAGAAAGGTTTGATGTAGAAGGGGGTGAATTAATAGACAAATCTGGTACTTGGGCTTATCAAATACCAATGAATCTTGATTACGTTACCACATCTGAAGACGGTAGATTAATACCGTCTTCAGATTCAACAAAAGGACTACCAACGAAAGCTAAAGTTAGATTTAGGGTTGGTATGAATGTTACTGGTGGTGAAGGTAGACTTAGAACCAGAGCAAAATATTTAGTACCACACAACCCAGACAGCTTAAGTGATGTTGACTATAATTTTGATAGTGATACTTCGGAAAAAAGTTTTGCCGAATTATCTTGGAATAAGATTTACACTGTCAAAAATTTAATAACAAGAGTTCAACCAAATAAGGCAGTTAATAATAGAAATTTTATAGGTATTAAGAGGGTAGATGATACTCCATTTAGTCCATTCCCATTTAATAAAATGGATAGTGATGTTAACCCATTATTTATTATATTATGTATTATAGTTACAATAATATCTTTACTAGTATGTTTTATTAACACTGTATTTATTAACCTACTTAATATAGTATTAACTATACTTAATATAATTCTTAAAGTTATCTGTTCAGTTCTAAAGGTATTTTCATCCTTAGTATGTGGTCTTTTAAGGGTAATTAAATTCAAAAGTAATAGTTGGAAATGTAACTGTAAGAAAAAAGCTTGTATGGCCACATTTACTAATTGTAGTTGTAATTGTAAATGTGATATACTTGCGTACCTACCATATATAACTTTAAAATGTTCTGGTGAACCAGATGGTAGAGCTTATGCACCTTGTGGATTTAAAAATCCTAAATACCCAATGAGATTAGCTTGGGATGCCACATATAAAAAAACAGACCCAAATAACGCACCACAACCTAGTAGTAGTAACCCTTGCGGTGATGTACCTCAAAATGGAAGCGTTACACCTTTCCACTATCCAAATGACGGTGACCCAGGACATGATTGTGACGAAACAATACCACCATGTGATGCTGGATGGGTACAGTGTATAACACTAGTTTTATTGGATATTCTAAATGTTTTTGAGTTTGATTTTTATAATGATTGGATTAACGGGACACTTTACGCATACCTACTTAAGTACAAAAAGAAAAAGAAAGGTAAGGAAAAGTTTTGTGAAGTTGATTGTGATGACGACAATGAAGGTGTTGATGGTAATGATGATGGTAAAGCGGATAATAAATGTAAAAATAATTACATTGTAGATTCATGTACTGGTTCATCACCACAAAATGGTGATGGACCA